CGACAAATTGGAACGATTTCGTTTCAGCATTCCCACAAATAGAAAGTAGACTAATTGGATTTGACAGAGTCTTTGACGCTGTTCAAAGAGTCAATACCAGCGAGGCTAATTTCCCACCTTATAATATTAAGAAAATAGACGATGAGAATTATGAAATTCAAATCGCTCTTGCAGGCTTCTCAAAGTCTGAACTTGATATTACTGTGGAAGACGGTAATCTAATCGTCAAAGGAGAACAAGCAGAGACTTCTAAAACAGAATATTTGCACAAAGGAATTGCAGAACGCAATTTCACAAGAACATGGTCTTTAGCAGATACTGTTAAAGTTTCAGGTTCTGAATTGAAGGACGGAGTATTAACAATTAATTTGGTAAACAAAATTCCAGATGAATTAAAACCTCAGTCTATTAAAATTAAATAATTAAAGGAGATAAGGAGCATGTCAAACATTCAGATAGTTAAGCTTACAACAGGCGAAGACATTATGGGAGATGTAGAATCCCAAGAAGTGGAAGGAAAAGAAGGTTTTTTACTAATTAATAAACCTGCTATTATTATGATGATGCCTAAACCTGGAAGTGATACTGATTTTGGCGTGGGACTTGCTCCTTACGCTCCATTCAGCAAAGACCATAAGGTACCGGTATTCCCTCAGCATGTAGTTTCTGTTTACGATCCTGGAACTGAGATTTTAAACGCATACAATGAAAAGTATGGTTCCGGAATTGTAACACCTGATTTTATAAATAAAAAGGTGTTGAACGAAACTATAAAAGGAAAGTAAATGTATGAATACAGAGTTAAGATCGTAAAGGTCGTTGACGGGGATACAGTAGATGTGGATATCGACTTGGGGTTTGGAGTCTGGCTTAAGAAACAAAGGGTCAGGTTATACGGTATCGACACACCGGAAAGTAGAACCCGTGATCTCGTTGAAAAAAGATTTGGAAACATGGCGAAAGATTATCTTAAAAGTAGATTATCAAGTGGAGCTATACTCGGAACAAGGCTTGATAAAAAAGGCAAATTTGGACGGATACTTGGTGAATTTTTTGTGTTAGATGGAGAAGAGAAATCTAACATTAATCAAGAACTAATTACGAACCATCATGCTGTTGCATATCACGGCCAGTCCAAAAAAGAAATTGAAGAAGCACATTTAGTTAATAGGACCTTTTTTAAATAAAGTCCTTGACTCTTAGTCAATAAGAGTGCATAATGTGTATATTATGTTTAAGGTGTTGTTATGAATTTTTATACTTATGCGAGACATTACGGCGACAAGATTCTTGTTCGCGGTGTTAAAAACGGTGAACGGTTTACTTCTAAACACGATTTTAGACCTACACTATTTGTTAAAACAGACAAAGAGTCAGAATACAAAAGCATTTATGGTGAGAATGTAGCACCTATTCAATTCGAGACAAACAAAGAGGCAACCGCCTTTTTTGATAGATATAAAGATGTATCTAATTTTCCAATATTTGGACAAAACTATTACGCATACCAATATATCACCGAGAAGTATCCTGGTGAGATAGAATGGGATGCTAAAAATTTGGCTATCTACTCTATTGATATTGAAACAACATCAGAAGGTGGTTTTCCAAATGTGGACTCCCCTGCCGAAAAGGTACTTGTTGTCACACTTCAAAATAACAACACCAAGAAGATAACAACCTTCGGATTAGGGGAGTTCACTCCTACCCATGAAACATCTAAATATGATGTGGACTGGATAGGTTGTAAAGATGAATATACTTTATTAAGAACTTTTGTTGAGTGGTGGGAGGAAAATACTCCTGATATTATTACAGGTTGGAACTCTAATCTGTTTGATATTCCTTACATGATAGGTAGGATAGAAAGAATACTAGGTGAGGGAGAACACAAAAGATTATCTCCTTTTGGTTTAGTTAACAAGCGTCCTATTCGTTTTGCTAATCGTGAGATGACAGCATACGAAATTACAGGTGTTGCACAATTAGATTATCTAGACTTATATAAGAAGTTTACTTATGTGACTCGTGAGTCCTATAAACTAGACTTTATTACACAAACAGAACTAGGACATAAAAAACTAGAATCTGGGTTTGAGACATTTAGAGAGTTTTATGAAGGTGACTGGAATAGGTTTGTAGAATATAATATTATTGATACAGTTCTTGTTGATGAGTTAGAAGATAAGATGAAACTTATTGAACTTGCTATTACAATGGCATACGATGCTAAATGTAACTTTGGAGATGTATTCTCAGCTGTTAGAACCTGGGATAGTTTGATGTATAATCATCTTTGGAATAAAAAGATTGTTATTGGCCAAGGTGGTGGTAGAAAAGATACACAGATAGAAGGTGCTTTTGTACAAGAGCCTGTCCCTGGCAGTTATGAATGGGTGGCTAGTTTCGATGCTACAAGTCTATATCCTAGTATACTAATGCAACACAATATGAGTCCTGAGACTATTGTTCCAGGTTATCAGTATGAGGTTTCAGTTGACAATCAACTTGATAGATACAAGTTAGATAAACTAAAAGAAAAGAACTACACAATGGCTGGTAACGGCTCTTGTTATACTCGTGAAAAGAAAGGACACTTTCCTGAGATAGTACAAAAGTTTTTTAATGATAGATTAAAATATAAAAAACTAATGCAGAAGGCACAAAAGGACTTCCAGGAAACTGGTGCCTTACATCACAAGAATGAGATAAGTAAATATAACAATTTCCAGATGGCTCGTAAGATTCAATTAAACAGTTTATATGGTGCCATGGCAAATCAGTACTTTAGATTCTATGATGATAGAATTGCAGAAGGTATTACAATGTCAGGACAATTAATTATTCGTGATACTGCTAAGGCTCTCGATACATATATGAACAAAGTATGTGGCACAGAAGATGAGATGTATTCTTTTTATAGTGATACAGACTCTTGCTATGTTACATGTAAGACATTGGTAGAAAACTTCTTCCCTGACAAAGACACAGATAAGGTTGTAGGATTATTAGATAAAATTGCTACAGACAAAATAGAACCTGCTATTGCTCAGGCAATGACAAAGTTAGGTAATTATACTAATGCCTTTGAACACAAAATAGACTTTAAGCGTGAGGTTATTGCAGACAAAGGTGTGTTTGTGGCTAAGAAAAGATATGCCTTAAATGTACTAGATGACGAAGGACTAAGACTAAAAGAACCTAAGTTAAAAGTTATGGGTTTAGAAATTGTGAGGTCCTCGACACCTGCTCCTATTCGAGATAGTTTGAAAGAGGCAGTTCGTCTTATTCTTACAAGTGATGAAGAACATTTACAAACATATATTGCAGAGGCACAAAAACAATTTAATACATTGCCTGTAGAAGATATTGCTTTCCCTCGAGGATGTAATAATTTACAAAAATATTCATCTACAGCAGACATTTATCAGAAAGGTACTCCTATACATGTTCGAGGATCTTTACTGTATAACAAATTATTGAAAGATAATAAATTACATTTAAAGTATGAGGCAATACAAGATGGTGATAAGATTAAATTCTTATACTTGAAAGAACCTAATAGTCTACATGAAAATACTATTGCCTTTGTAACTAAACTTCCTAAGGAGTTTGATATAAGCAAATATGTAGATTATGATTTAATTTTTCAGAAGGCATTTACTGATCCTTTAGAAAATATTTTAAAACCTTTGGGGTGGAATACAGAACCTCAAGCAACATTAGAGGATTTATTCGCATGATAATAGATGGGCATTTTATAGTAAGTATGGTTAAAAGTATAATCAGAGTGGCAGCAGGAGTTTTTCTAATTACAGGAGATCTTGTAATGGCCGGTGGATTGTTGATAGCAGCTGAACTTTTAGGAGTATTGGAGGAAATGGTTTAATGAATGAACTATTAGAATTAGATGATCTTATTTACTATGTAGGTAAATGGCACGAAGATAGAAATTTAATTGAGGGTGCAAATGATAAAGATCAATTTTGTAAATTGATACAAGAATGTGGAGAACTATCTGATAACATCTGTAAAGGTAAAGATCTTAGAGATGATGTTGGAGATATAATGGTTGTACTAATTAACATTTGCGTACGAAATAATATAACACTAGAAGAATGTTTACAGGTTGCTTATGACGACATAAAAGATCGTAAAGGCAAAATGGTAGACGGAGTATTCATAAAGGAGGAGTAATGGGCACAAGAGCTTGGTACAAAAAAGGAGTTAACTTTAGAAGGCAAGGAGCCTTGGAAAGACTTATAGTTTCTAAATTCACACCTAAAACTATTAATGGTAAGGAAAGGAATGAAAAGAACTGGACAAAGAAGAAGGAAGAACAAATCGAGATTCTCGAGTCTAGAATCAGAGGTCAGTAAAATGAAAGTTGCAATAATTGGATATGGATTTGTAGGAACTGCTACAGAGTATTTTTTAATAAACGGTTTTAAAGAAACATTTGATATTCAAATACTTGATCCTGCCAAAGGTTATAATGATATAGAATGGAAAGGTATTGAATACGCATTTATATGTGTTCCAACTAACCTAAAAGAAGATAAATTAGACGCATCTATTATAGATAATATACTAGACGATTTAGATCCTAATGTACATCCTATAATTAGAAGTACGGTAGGACCTGAACAAGCTCTGAACTTAGCTAGACGAGGTTGTATTATGATGCCAGAATTTTTGAGAGAAAGACATTGGAAAGAAGATGTAATGAATCCTAATATAGATTTAATTGTAGGAGCCTGGTGGAATGATAAATTTGTAGATCTAATGTCTAATAACACTATAGGAAAGATGGTAAAACATGTAACTCCTATGGAAGCTTCTATGATGAAGATGGCACGAAATGCTGCACTAGCAGTTAAGGTGGGTCTAGCAAATGAGTTTAACGATATATGTAAGTCAATGGATATTGATTATAAAGTATTACAAGAGTTTTTAGAATCTGATGAAAACCTAGGAGGAACCCATTGGGCTGTTCCTGGTCCAGATAAGAAGGTAGGTTTTGGTGGAACATGTCTCCCTAAAGACTTGACTCATGCTTCTACTTTATCATATAATAAGCATAACATAATGAATACGGCCTTGGAGGCCAACAAAAGTAGGAGAGATAATGAATAAACTATTAGAGCGGTTACAAAAAAATTCTACTATTCGAGAAACAGATATTCTAACAGAATCTAAATTCTTTGGAGATAAAGATTTGATACAAACATCTGTTCCAGCAGTAAATGTTGCATTGAGTGGTAAATTGGATGGTGGCCTAACACCTGGACTTACAGTATTTGCAGGTCCAAGTAAACATTTTAAAACAGCATTTGCTATGTTACTGGCAAAAGCATTTCAAGACAAATATAAAGATGGAGTCATACTATTTTATGATAGTGAGTTTGGTGCTCCTCAATCTTATTTTGAGACATTTGATATTGACACAAATAGAGTAATACATAGCCCTATTTCAGATATTGAACAATTAAAACATGATATTATGCAACAGTTAAATGGAGTTGAAAGAGACGATCATATTATGATTATTGTAGACTCTGTTGGTAACTTAGCTTCTAAGAAAGAAGTAGAAGATGCTTTAGAAGGCAAAAGTGTTGCTGATATGACAAGAGCTAAACAAATGAAGTCATTGTTTAGAATGGTTACACCTCATTTAACAATTAAAGATATTCCTGCTATTGTTGTTAACCATACATATAAAGAGATAGGTTTGTTTCCTAAAGATGTGGTTAGTGGTGGTACAGGCATTTACTATTCTGCAGATAATATTTTTATTATTGGTAGGCGACAACAGAAAACAGGAACAGATGTTACAGGTTATGAATTTGTAATTAATGTTGAAAAGTCTAGATTTGTTAGAGAAAAATCTAAGATACCTGTTGCAGTAACCTGGGAAGATGGTATAAGTAAATGGTCTGGATTACTGGATATGGGATTAGAATCTGGACATGTAATTAAACCTAGCAATGGTTGGTATCAGAAAATAGATCCTGACACAGGTGAAGTGGCAGATGTAAAAGTTAGAGCTAAAGATCTAGGTAAAGACTTTTGGCTCCCTATATTATCTGACAAGAGATTTTCAGACTGGGTACAGAAAAGATATACAATAGGTTCAGTCGAGATGATGGGAGAAGAAGTTTCTGATGAAGATGTTCAAGAACAGTACGACAAAGTCTAAGTGTGATCGTTGCGGTGACACAATAAAGAAAAAAGATAAAGCGTATTGTTTTCATACTGACGAAGAAGAAGTATACATCTGTATGCCTTGTGTAAGAGATGTATATAATGAGTATGTGAAGTTTAATGGCGATGGTATATTAAGAGAAGGACAAGACCCAATTGAAGAATAGAATTGAACAAGTTATATTAGAAAATCTTATAAAAGATGATGCTTATGTTAGGAAAGTAATTCCTTTTCTAAAACCTGATTACTTTATGCAGTATGAGGATAAAAAAGTATTTGACATTATATTTAATTTTGTAGAAAAATATAACAATCCTCCTAGTAAACAAGCAATTATTCTAGCAGTTAATGAAGACACATCTTTAAATGAAGATAGTCATGCTAAGTGTATGGAAGTTATTAACACTCTAAATGGAGATGAGGTTAATAGAGATTGGTTAGTAGACGAAACAGAAAAATTTTGTAAGGATAAAGCTCTATATTTAGGAGTAATGGAATCTATACAAATTATAGATGGTAAGAATAAAGAGAAATCTACAGATGCTTTGCCTAGTATTTTATCTGAGGCATTGAGTGTAGGATTTGATACAAACATAGGACATGATTTTATAGAAGATGCCGAGAAACGATATGACTTTTATCATAGGTTAGAAGAAAAGGTAGAGTTTGATCTGGACATGTTTAATAAAATAACAGAAGGTGGTTTATCTAATAAGACTCTTAATATAGCATTGGCGGGTACTGGTGTAGGTAAATCCCTGTTTATGTGCCATATGGCGTCGGCAGCAATCTCTAAGGGTAAAAATGTATTGTATATTACCCTAGAAATGTCAGAAGAACGCATCGCAGAGAGAATAGATGCTAACCTAATGAATATCCCTATACAGGAACTAGGCGATTTATCTAAGGCAATGTATGATGATAGGATTAAAAAGATAAACGATAAGATTGAAGGTAGACTTATTGTTAAAGAATATCCTACAGCGTCTGCACATAGTGGACACTTTAAGGCATTGATTAATGAATTAAAATTGAAAAGAAGTTTTTTCCCAGACATTATCTTTATTGACTATTTGAATATTTGTTCTAGTAGTAGATTTAGGCCTGGGAGTAGTGCTAACTCTTACACAATTATTAAGAGTATTGCAGAAGAACTGAGAGGGTTGGCAGTAGAACAAGATGTTCCTATTGTTAGTGCTACTCAGACAACAAGAGGTGGTTATGATAACAGTGATGTTTCCTTAACAGACACCTCAGAAAGTTTTGGTTTGCCTGCTACAGCAGATTTAATGTTTGCTATTATTAGTACAGAAGAACTAGAACAGCTAGGACAGTTTATGATTAAGCAATTGAAAAACAGATATGCTGATCCTACAAGGAACAAAAGATTTATGATAGGAGTTGATAGATCTAGAATGAAATTATTTGATCTAGATCCTTCAGCCCAAACCCAACTCACTGATGCGAATATAGACATTCCTGTATTCGACAGCGGACAAAACGAGGATAAGTATGATGGTATTAAATTTTAATGATATGGAGTGGGAAGTTATGGACACACCTGTGGCCAAACGATTTGCCAAGTTTTGGAAGGAACATGAAAATACCAGTCAAGAAATTTATTTTATGGGCGAGACCCAAACTCAAATTAAATATGAAATAGATAAAGCTTGTTACATGTTAGGACTTCAACCCTCAGATGATATGAATAAACTGCATGAAATATTTGCAGACAACAGATTCCCCACAGAAGAATTAAGTAGATTAAATAATCTTATTCATTACCATGAATTAGTTGAAAACGGATTTCCACCTCGATGGGGGTATATGTTTGGTGATGATAATGCTAAGATGCCTTTGACAGAAGAAGACTATGAACATTTTACTCTTACAAGAGAGTTTGGAACATTGTATATAAACTACTCTCATGTAGGAAAACACTTTGCAGAGATAGTTTTCTCTCATGACTTTGATATAAAGAAAGAACAATATCGCCCTCAAGAATATGCAAGACCTAGTTTCATGTGTTGGTTAGGCGAACCATTGGAAGAAAAAGATACAAGAGCATTTGAAGTAAGAATTGAAAATGCCAGAAAACTATTACAAGAAAG